CATGCCCTGAAGTTGTTGTAGGGTAGGGCTGTCAGGAGTCAACTGCAAGCGATACTCTAGACAGTCAGCGTGTCGGTGCCATGAGTCTGCATGATTCAAGTGCGTAGAGGCCAACTGCTGAAACGTGTCTTCGGCAAAGCAGTTTTTTACACTCCATAGGTTATTGGCAACAGTGGTGACTTCGGAGTCGGTATCGTAGATATGGTGAATAGTCATAATAGTATTTACTAATAGATCTCTGAGTTTTTTATATTTTTGGTTGCTCTAGAACAAAAGGTATGTGAATAAAATCTTTAATTTCTGTTAACTGTGATTCAGCCAACGTTTTGATGTGTTGATGATTGTGCTCTAATACGTCTTGAAAATGTTTGTACACCGATCTTGGATTGTCAGTGTGATACAAACGTTGTATTTGCTGCCAGGCCATAGCATATCGTTGGGCATCGTTGGGCTCGTTGTCATAACTTTCATCAATGATATCTCCATGAAACGTTTTGAACCCTAGTTCTTGCAATCTCTTCAAAAGTCCTGCTCCATTAAACATGATAAAAATGCGTTTGGCAAACAAACATTTTGCTGTTTTTTCTGTAAGAAAAGTATTGCTGTTGCCAATATCAGCAGTTTCGCAAACTATGCTATACCAGCTGCTTTGATATATGCCCCAGGGCACAATCACGCTCATTGGTGTATTGTCTCCAGGCAGACCATAACCGGGTCTATAAACAAGATTAACACTGTATTGTTCACGTGGACTCAGGTCTTGAGTGTCCTGTTTGAATTTATGCACCACTGTTTCTTCCAGTTGGTTCAATGCAGGTGATGTATATCTTTGTATGATACCATGCTGGGCAAAACCAACTGGATCAATTTGATTGATTAGATTAGGATCATCCCAGGGTCTTGGCTGTAAGTTTACCAAGCAATGGTCTAGAAATTCAGATTCTAAGAGCCTGTACATCAAATAAGTTCTGGCTGTTTTTACAGTACCCATTAGTACGTCAAACATGTGCTTGCGAAAAGGCACAGTCTTTTCAGTAATTTCTTGAAACGAATTGGCCTGTACCACGTAAGAAAAAAAACTTAGTTGGTCATTAAAAAACCGATCTTGTGGAGGATGTGTATATCGTTGACTACCGGCAAACACACATTTTATTCGATCGTTGTGAACAGCATTACAAACATCTCCGTATACCCTGGGCCACCAATTGTTCATAGCTTCAGTGCTGTGAGTTACAACAATGTCGGCCCAGTTCAGTGCAAGGTTTGAAATCAAAGTCGGATGATCCTCAATTGGTCCAGAGTCTGCAATTGTTCCGCCGCTGAGAGGTCTAGCAAAATGTTCAAAAAACAACAATGCTACTTTTTTTCTCTTGTCGTTGTTGTCAAATTCTCCAGGTCCCGGCGGCCGCACACCTCGATAGATCTCGGCTCGCGGAAACCATTCTTGCCCCACCATCAGTGCTCGGTTGTATTCCCACCATGAATGTGGATCCCATACAAACCATTCTGTTTGATCGCGCATGTCAGGATTGCTGGCCCAGACCTTGCGATGGTTGTCCCACACATAAAAAACGTTGTTGTCCATTGTTGTACTTATAGAACAAAAAACTTTGCCTTTTGTATTGCAATACTAAATAAAGTCGTATACAATACAACTTGTATGCACAGGCAACATACAATCTAAGAATATTAGATAGGCAAAACATAGGCAACTTTACAGGAGATATTACTATGGCATCATTAGCAGAAATTCGCGCAAGACTACAGGCAGCAGAGAACAACAAAGGTGGGCAATCCACCGGAGGCGGCGACCGATCAATTTACCCCCACTGGAACATGGAAGAAGGACAAAGTGCTTCCTTGCGTTTCCTTCCAGATGGTAACACAAAAAACACTTTCTTTTGGGCAGAACGAGCCATGATTCGACTGCCATTCAACGGAGTCAAAGGCGAGATGGATTCCAAGCAGGTCATGGTCCAAGTACCTTGCGTTGAGATGTGGGGCGAAGCTTGCCCAATCTTGGCCGAAGTGCGTACCTGGTTCAAGGACAAGAGCCTGGAAGACATGGGTCGCAAGTACTGGAAAAAGCGCAGTTACATCATGCAGGGCTTTGTGCGTGAGAACCCCATTGGTGACGACAAGACACCAGAAAACCCAATCCGCAAGTTCATCATTGGACCACAGTTGTTTACCTTGATCAAGGGTGCGCTAATGGATCCTGAACTGGAAGAATTGCCAACAGACACCATGCGTGGGTTGGACTTCCGTATTGCCAAGACTAGCAAAGGTGGCTATGCTGACTACAACACTAGCAAGTGGGCACGTAAGGAATCGGCTTTGACCGAAACCGAGCAAGCGGCAGTGGAAACACATGGTTTGTTTGACTTGAGCACATTCTTGCCCAAGAAGCCAACTGACGTTGAGCTCCGTGTTATCAAAGAAATGTTTGAAGCAAGTGTAGATGGTCAGCCGTACGACACAGAGCGTTGGGGTCAGTACTTCCGCCCAGCAGGCGTAGGTGCTCCTCAAGGTGGCAGCACAGACGAAGCACTAGCGGCACCTGCACCTGTGGCACGTACAGCAACTCCTGCTCCTGTAGCAGAAGCAGCACCTTGGGAAGAAGACGCTGCCGAAGCAGCCGCTGCACCAATCGTAGCACCCAAGGCAACACAAAATGCACAAGACATTTTGGCCATGATTCGCAGTCGTCAACAAAAGTAAAAAATACAAGCCCGTGACACGGGCTTGTTATTATTATGAAATTTTCACTTGTATTTGATAATTCAGGAGATGTCCTACCTTTTGATGTAGTACACAATCATGAACTGTTTGCATTTTTTGTTGAAAAAGCCAATGCTGCAGAACAAAATTCTTTTTTTAATGATCGAGTTTTGTTCAAGCAGCTGGATCAAAAGTTAACTCATTTGCATTGGGCATTGTCGAAAACCAACGAAGTGCTGTATGATTTAATTAAAAAATCTTTCAACCAGCAAGAACATTTGGTCAAATATCTTGACCAGGATTTTTTAAACATGACTCATTGCGAGTGGGTACATTCGCAAAAGTCTACAGTTGACATTGACACATTAAGATATAGTGCAGACAATAATCAAGCAAAACTTGGGAATACATTACACGATGTGTATCCAGATGAAATTCGTGTAATAAAAATTGCAGAGGCTCTAGAAAAGTTAGGATACATATATCCTTACGAAGAAGTTAATTTGGCTGTACACAGGCTTGAATCTAGTTTTACCAAAGTAAATTTAGAATTTAAAGCAGATCAAAAATGGAATGTATTTGATAATCCTTTTGTAGATACACTGTCATCAAACAACGACGTTGTGAATTTTTCTTTTGGTTATACCTATGTTGGTCGACAATACTATGACAAGTTTATTAATTTTGATACAAATTTAAAATGCGACGATCATTACAATTACGAACAACTTGAATTTGCATTTCAATTGAATCTAGCAAAACCGCAGACGATTCCCTACAGCAAAGAATACCTGACCTGGGCCGAACAAAACAACACCAGACCGATAACTACTCAATTACCGATTGCAAATTTAGAAAATATCGATAACAAGTTGTTTGACTATCGAAAGATACTTTACAGAAATTCTCGAGACAACAATCGAGCAAGAATATTTTTACACTAAGGACAAACATGGGAAAACCATTTGATATTTCAAAGTTCCGTAAGGAAATTACCAAAAGCATTGATGGCCTTTCGATAGGCTTCAATGATCCCACAGACTGGATCAGTACAGGCAACTATGCCTTGAACTATTTGATCTCTGGTGACTTCAATCGCGGTATTCCGCTGGGCAAAGTCACTGTGTTTGCTGGCGATTCAGGTGCAGGCAAAAGCTACATCTGTAGCGGCAACATTGTGAAGCATGCACAAGAGCAAGGCATCTTTGTTGTATTAGTTGACAGCGAAAACGCACTAGACGAAGACTGGCTCAAGGCTCTGGGAGTTGACACTAGCGAAAGCAAATTGCTCAAACTCAGCATGGCCATGATCGACGATGTGGCCAAAACAATCTCCACATTCATGATTGACTACAAGGCCTTGCCCGATGGCGAACGTCCCAAGGTATTGTTTGTGATTGACAGCTTGGGAATGTTGTTGACGCCCACAGACGTGAATCAGTTTGAAGCAGGCGAAATGAAAGGTGACTTGGGTCGTAAACCCAAAGCACTCACAGCCCTGGTTCGTAACTGTGTCAACATGTTTGGTAGCTACAACGTAGGTCTAGTATGTACCAATCACACATACGCAAGTCAGGACATGTTTGATCCTGATGACAAGATCTCCGGTGGTCAGGGCTTTATCTATGCTAGCTCTATTGTAGTAGCTATGAAGAAAATGAAGCTCAAAGAAGACGAAGACGGCAACAAGGTGTCTGAAGTCAACGGTATTCGTGCAGGCTGCAAGGTCATGAAAACACGTTACGCCAAGCCCTTTGAAGGTGTGCAGGTCAAAATTCCTTACACTACAGGCATGAGCCCTTATTCGGGACTTACAGATTTGATTGAGAAAAAAGGTATGCTCAAGAAGGAAGGCAACAGTCTTGTGTTTACCACAAGTGCTGGAGAGATCATCAAGAAGTTCCGCAAAGGTTGGGAACGCAACGACGACGGCTGCCTGGACACTGTGATGAGCGATTTTGGCAACATTCGAGAAACTGCCACAACCGAGGCCGAAAGTGAGGATGCAGAATGAGCTCTACAGTAGCAAGCGAAATCTGGAACGAACTCAAACGTTATGTCAACACAGTGGATCGGCAAGAAGCTGCTGAAACACTAGTAGCTGTGCTGATTGATCACGACGAAGATGTAGAAGACATCCGTGATGCATTCAAGCATGACAGCGATGTCAAGCGAGCACTCACAGCATATCTTGACAATGACAAAAACTACGAAGAAGACGAAGACATCGACGAAGACATCGACGATGACGACAACGAATCTGAATGGGAAGACTAAATGTGGTATGCCCGTGTAGTAGCGGACTTGTCCGCCATTCCTGACTTTGTGCAGCACTACGAGCGAGAGCTTGATGATGCCAAGCGTGATTGCAGGATTGGCGGAATTGTAGAAAAAAATATCACAGCTCTGCCAGGCATTACAGAACACAGATTTAACCAGCTGCAAGAAATTGAAGCTGTGTTGAATTACCTCAATATTCAGCTACGCAAAATTCGACGCAAACATTTTCAAAAGTATCTAGAAGGATATGCACGAGCATTGACCAGTCGAGATGCTGAAAAGTATGTGGACGGTGAGGACGAAGTGATTGATTACGAAACCATCATCAACGAAGTTGCATACTTGCGCAATCGTTGGTTGGGTATCATGAAGGGTCTAGATTCCAAGCAATGGATGGCTGGACATGTAGTACGACTCCGTGCAGCCGGCATGGAAGACATACAAGTCTAAAAAATACGCAGGCACAGGTTCAACTGATACATATTGTATTGGAGAATCATATGAAACCCACAGCATTTGTTACAGGCATGACAGGGCAAGACGGCCCATACCTAGCTAAATTATTAATTGAAAAAGGCTACTATGTGTATGGCCTTGTTAAACGTTATTCAAATCCCAATCTTGACAACATCAAATGGTTAGGGATTGAAAATGACATTGAACTTATCACAGGTGACATCACTGATGAGAACAACATGAATCACATCATGCAAAGCGTCAAACCACAAGAAGTCTATAATCTTGCGGCTCAAAGTTTTGTTGGCATTAGTTGGGAGTTGAACAAACTCACGACAGAAGTAAACTGCATGGGTCCGTTGAATTTACTCAATTCGATTCGTCAGCACAATCCCAATGCAAAATTTTATCAAGCATCCACATCAGAGATGTTTGGCAATGCCACGGAACCTGGCCTGCAAGGTGAAACCACACCATTCCGTCCACGATCACCATATGGCGTGAGCAAGTTGTATTCACATTGGATGACTATTAACTTTCGTGAAAGTTATAGTTTGTATGCTTGCTCGGGTATCTTGTTCAATCATGAATCGCCCTTGCGTGGTCGTGAATTTGTCACTCGCAAGATTACAGATGCAGTGGCACGTATTAAATTGGGCCTAGCAAATGATGTTACCTTGGGCAATCTAGACAGTGCTCGTGACTGGGGATTTGCCGGTGACTTTGTGGAAGCTATGTGGTTGATGTTACAGCAAGAAAAAGCCAGCGACTATGTGATTGCTACTGGACAACAACACACTATTGGTGACTTGTGTCGTGTGGCATTTGAACATGCAGGAATTCACGAATGGAAACACCTAGTAAAAAGTGATCCGCGATTTAAACGTCCAGCAGAACTTTACAGTTTGCGTGGAGATAGTGCTCGTGCTAGAGAACAGTTGGGGTGGAAACCACGTACTGACTTTGAAACCATGATACGTGACATGGTTGATGCTGATATCAAAAGACTAAGCGTCTAAACGGCAATCCTGATCTAATTTCCTCCACAGTCCACTCGGTGTGCGCCAGTTGTTCTAGCCATACACTGCGATCAGGATGTGGAGGATTTTCTATTTGTGATAAGTCCCAGTTGGCGACGGTACTGGCTAAACTGTCTGGACCAACGAACACTGGCACACCTGCCATCAATGCTTGCGGACCCGGCCCCGAGTTCCAATTTAGCACACAGTGAGCACTATTTAACACTCGATCAAAATCAAAGTCATCGTAGCTGCCAAATGTAAATTTAGGTTTGTCGATCAAACACCCTTGTGGCATTGGACAAGTTCCTCGGGGATGAGGACGAATTACAATGGGGCGATTGCTGTGTTGTTTGATTTCTTTTACAACCTTGGCTAACCATGCATTTATGCCAGGCAATCCTGCCCATTGCTGACTGTCATGTCGTTGCATGGCTATCACAATGTTTGCGCCAGAACGCCAAGGCTTAAGGCCAAGACCAAGGGTAGCCGCACGATTGGCAACGAGATTATTGAAGTTATAACTGCCAACACCAGTACCGTTAACGCCGATCTTCCAAGTTTGTCCTCTCTGTATCATGCCAACTTCGGCAACAATTACTGGCTTGCCCTGACGCCTAAATGCTTCGTAAACTTCTTGATTGGGACGCATACGCCCTGTCCACAGCATACTCCATATCACAGCCACATCCGCTGTAAGGTCGTGATAAACCACCGTGTGTCCTTGGGCAACCAGTCCCTGAGCAATAGCTTGAAAAACTGGCACTGAGTTTTTGGCACCAAAATTATTAAACAGACTGATCTTCATTGTGATTAAATAGTTATATATGCACAAAATAAACTCACACTGGTATTCGTCCGAACCGCTCAATGGTTTCTTCAGTGAACGCTTGCAAGACGTTGTGGACGTACATTACCAACAACGATATCGATATTACGTTTATCAGAACATACCTCGCAAGCGTACCATGATCGACATCGGTGCCAACATTGGGATCTTTGCCAAACCTTCAGCAGAACTGTTTGAACGTGTGATATGCTTTGAGCCTGTTCCTAAGAATTTTGAAGTGCTGGAGAAAAATTTAGAAAACTACAACAATGTTGAACTCCACTGCTTAGGCATAAGCAATCAGCCACAGACTGCTAAGTTTAGCATGAAAACTTTGAAATGTGGGCAAAGCCAACAAGTAACAGAATACTCTGATGATCCTGAATATGAAAATTTTGACTGTACATTAGTTACACTGGATCAGTACAACTTTGACCGTGTAGATTGGATCAAGATTGACGTTGAAGGATTTGAAGATGCTGTGTTAGAAGGCAGTCGCGAAACAATTCGTCGCAACAGACCTTGGTTGCTGTTGGAAGACAATGGCAAGCGAGATCAACATCAACAATGGTTAAATGACTTGTGTGGCCCTTATGAGCCTGCCCTGGTCAAAAGCAAAACAAACACAATATGGATACCCAAATGAAATATGCAGTTGTCACAACATTCAATGCCAGCGGGTATGACCGCTATGCCAGTCGCATGATTGACACGTTCTTGCAAAACTGGCCCAAAGAAATTGATCTATACGTTTACACTGAAGACTGTGCAATACGGCAAATCGCACCAAATCTGCATGTTAGAGATTTGCATGCTGTGAGTCCTGAAATTGTAGCATTCAAACAGCGTTGGGGTAATGATCCACGTGCTCGTGGCTTGGTAGCAACTGGTCCAGCAGACCGTAAAGGCAAAGCACCAGGCATGGGTTTTCGTTGGGACGCTATTAGATTCAGTCACAAAGCATATTCAGTGTTTCACTCTGCGGCCAATTGTGACGCTGATGTACTATTTTGGATGGATGCAGACATGGTGTGCCACACACCTATTACTGAAGAATTTATTACCAGTCAAATGCCGCCCAAGATTGGCCTGGCATACCTAGGTCGTGAACGCAAGTTTAGTGAATGCGGCCTGTACGGTATGAACCTACGGGATACTGTTACACTAGCGTGGCTCAAAGAGTTTCAATTGGCCTATGATTCAGGACGTCTTATGACCATGGCTGAGTGGAACGACTGCTGGGTGTTTGATGAAACTCGTAACGAAGTGCAAGCCACGCACCCTAAATGGCGTCAACTAAACTGGAGTGCAGGATTGATCAAAGGAGAAGGACACCCGCTAATCAACACTGCTTGGGGTGCTTACCTTGACCACCTCAAAGGCAAGCGCAAAGAAACTGGTCGTAGCATGGCCAAGGATCTTATACAACCACGCACAGAAGGTTATTGGTCTGCTTGATATTCAGCCTTGCTGTGCTTGGCCTTGTAGTGTATAAGATACTCACCTAGTACTGTGTGTGGCAAGGGTG